TTATTCTCTATTGTCAAAAAAGCCCCAGAAAAACGGATCGTGCTTCATTAAGAATTCATTTTGATCTTTTTTTCTACTTTCCTTATCAGTTTGATTTTTATGATAAGTAGCTAACTCAGTCTGTAGCATTTTGATTTGTTGGTATAAGACTTGTAATTCCTTACAAAGCTGTTCATTGTTAACCGCCAAAACTTTATTTTTTTTCAATAGTTGCTTGGTTTCTTCTCGCATGGTTGCATACCCACTCAGAATTTTAACAAGTAAATGAAGATCAATGGTTGCCTTCGTATCAACAATCTCTTGATCTGAGATAATGGTATGCGCATCAAGGTTTATCATCTTCTCACTCCAAAACGAATAGGTTCGTGTATTTTATGCTATTTATTATTCAGGCTCCAATTACCGGGCAGGATAGAGTGATGAATGGATGACTAACTTATTTCATCGATCTACTCCCCATCATTCTTATATACGTAATCAGTAAAATCTTTCAAATGTATTTCTACCCTGTTCAAATTACAGGAGGAATCAAGTGCAATAGCTTCCTCTAACATTTTTAACTTTTCCAACATTTCCTTTTTGATTGGAGGTTCGATCTTTTCCTCTCCCTGCTGGTATCTCTCCCACCACTTACGAAAAGTCTCTAACGTAAAAGTTTGATTGATGTAGTTCCCGCAAGAACGACACCAAGCAATCAATGATTTATCGCATTCTAATTCTTCCAATACAAAGGATGCCTCTTCCTTGCAATGTGGACATTTATTTAAATAACCTATCATTACAACACACCCCGCTTCCTTTTATCTTGCTTTTTAATATGTGATAAATCTTGTATAAAGCCATTCCATGTTATATTAATGAAAGTAAATGAGGAAAAAAGTGGTTGGAAATGAAAACGCAACCATAAAATTTAGGATCTGCTACCATTTTCAATCGTTTCAGTCAAAACTGGTTCGACTTCAGGATCACATAAAAAATGATACAACACCTCAACTTGCTTTCTATCACCAACTTCCGTATAGAATTCTAGTTTACATAGGGTTCCTGCTCTGATAGGGTGAGCAACTTGAAAATAGAGCCCCTCTTCAAAATTTTTACAATAGACATTTTTGACAACCATCATGTTATCAATAAGAAGACTCCAATTATCAGACGGGGTGATAATATCAGATCTTATGGAAATAGCATAAAACTCAACATCATGTGATAGATAAAAGCTATCGGTAATTACTCTTTTAGTATCTAAACTTCTCGTTCCCTTCACATAGATGTCTCGACCGATAAAATGAGCTTTGATCTTTGTAGGATAATAAGGAGGATCTAATCTTCCACCTACTATGTATCTAGCTAACATTCAGCTAACTCTCCTTCATGATTACTTTGTATACTAGAAGATCAATCTAGTATTGTTTGAAGTATTTTCATCAAAAAATTCGACAAAAATTTACATGCACATCTTTGAAAATTGTTTCAATCCCTACACTAAAAGTAGTCGATCTATGTGATCTAAAAGGTGCGTTATTGTAACATATTAATGTTGGCTCATAAAAAAACACTGGGTAATTCTCTATATACTATGATTATTTTTTGCAATATATTGTCGTTTTATGTCTTTAAAAAGTTGCGAAAATTCTTCAAGTAAGATTGCAGATTTAGAAGCATGATGATATATTAAATATGAAAAAGATTAGTCTCCTTTATCATAATCATACCAAACATACGTGCTTAAGCTTATTCATAGCTCGTGAAGCGTGGGACTTATTTAAACCTAATTGATTGGAAATTTGTGTGGGCTTCATATCTATTCCGTCTTCTGTAAATAGCATATAACTAATAATTTTCTGTTCTTGATTTGTAAACATGTCCTTGTGAAATAGATAATCATTTCGTAAATCAGCCATTCCATAGCCCACTTCATAATCTACGCCAAAGAAATGATCAGTAGTAGATCCCTTCTCATCATCAGCTCCGTCGCAGAAATGGACCGTTGTACTTTTTTGGATGATCATTCTTCTTTTTTTTCGATAATAGTCCATGACAGTTCTTCTAATTACAGTATGTGAAAAAGTAAAAATATCCTTTTTGATGGCCCCCTTGTTCATTGCAGTTAGTATTCGAACAATGGAATCATGCTTTACATCCTCTCGATCAGCTATGTTTACCCCAGACAGCACAAAATCAAAGATTGGATTCAAAATTCTAATATCCAGAATTTCTGTATTACCTTTTGTATTTTCCATATAATAAATCCTCCTAACAACCGTAAATATTATGAGAGATAATCAAAATTGATATTGCAAATGAGAGAAATTGATTGTATGAAATAAAACATGAGAAGTACGAAGTTTACTAAGAATCTAAAACATCTTAGTAGGCACATTTTCAGAATATGTAGTAACTCATTCCCCTTTAAACTCTTCATTTAGAACTCATCTTGTCTATCATTCATTTGCATCTCTCCTTTCTGTTATTATGTTTTACGCATATCCTTCCGTTCTGTTAAATAAGCCTAAATTCCTAAAAAAGAACGTACTAACCAACTTAATCTAGTGAAAAAACCAGAAATTATACCTAAAAATATGGGTTTCAATTAGAGTTATACTCCTCAAGTAATAGTCTTTGAGTAGCAAATACTATAGTAGTCGATGCAAGGTTTTGATAAGTTGCATGGAATTTCCACTTATTTCCCTCATTTTTAAAAAGAACATATGTTCTTGTTCGGGTAATAAAAAATGATATTCTTTACATTACAAAAAAGCCACTAACGAATGATTCGCTACTGGCTCCCTAAATGTTTTCTATCAATATTCAGGTAGGACTTACTTTTTGCTTTTTTGCAAAATACCTATACTTTTAACAAAAATATTTACATAATTAGCGCCTCTACTCACGATGAGTCCAGCTGAAACAATCGAGACATGCTGCCACATATTTTGCATGCCAAACAGATTCATTTCAAAAGCATAGCAAAGGATAATCCCGACTAAGATGGACAAAAAATAAGTCATTTGGTCTTGAATCCACTTTGAAAACATTCCTTTTAGAATTTCTGTGAGTGATTCTGTTAAGAAGGACAATAGGATAAGAAGTTGAGCTTTTTCTAATATTATCTCTGTCATTTGATTTCACCTATCAGATTCCGTTGTAACACCACCGTCATAATAAAGCTAAGTTCACTTTGTGTTAACGTTTTAGATTTTGCCTTTTCTACCCAAGTATTATCAGTTAAATAACCTTTCCGCGTAAGATCGGTTAAAGCTTGTGTTAGCATATCAAACTGCCACTCAGCTAGCTTCAATTCCTCTTCATTCCTCTCTGTTAGTTTAGCAAGTACTAAATCTGCTGTTTTGGATTTGGTTGAACATACCTCATATTCTTTGACCACATCCTGAATGAATTGTTTCCATGTGATGTTCATTTTACTAAAGGCGTTTTTGGTGGGATCTAATTTACGCTTGGGATCAAGATCACAGTGGCCAACAATATGTTGTTCGGGTAGCAATCCATATAAATAACAAAGATATGCGATGTACCATACATAACGTTTATACGCCTCAGAATCATTTATTTTTTGCTTAATGGTCCCATTTTTTCTATATTCCCCATAACACAGCTCTACTCCAATGGCAATATCATTGGCATCTCCGCCGAACCATTGATTATCCAAAGGTACGTCGTACAAGACGTGCCAAGCTTTTTCCGGCTTGCCTGTTGTTGCAGGGATGCATTCACAGATACTTGTGTCATCGATAAATGTGTGGGCAGAAGCACTCATGCTGTTACAGGTATTTTGGTAATAACTAATATTAACAAAAGCTGTTGAACCAGGGTTTCCTGTATCATGGGCCACGATAAAACCGACACGGTTCATGGGAATTCCGGAGCGTCTCTTTGTTCTGGGAGTCAGGTATTTTGTTTGAATGGGATATTTCATGATAAACATAAATGATGCTCACCTTCTTTTGTAAGTAATATGAATAACTGTTGCTTTCATAATGAGAAAATCTCTACAAAGTTGTAATAGTTGCAGTTCCTATTTGTTTTGTTCTCCACCTAAGCGGGACATTAAGGATTCAACTTTTGTATTTAGTGACCTGTTTTCTGTGAGAAGTTTGAAGTTTTCTTGCCGTAATACCTCAATTTCTTGTTTTAATGCTTTGATTTCTTCTTTATAGATTCGTAGCTCCTCCCGTAATTCAGCCCGAAATGCCTGTTCAGCTTGAGACAGTAATTGACGATCTGAAATACTTACATCTTTTTGATTATTATTTCGGCCCGATATATAGCCTATAAAACCTGTACCGAGAGATACTGCCCCTCCAATAATGGCTATCATCACATTAGCATCCACAATTGTTTTCACCTTCTCTGTTGTTTGTAAATAAACCGAATGTACAAGACGATGCTCCCCCTTTTCATCGCAAAAAGATAGGGATCGTTTGATCGTCTTCATAGCGTAATAGTTACTTCTAGAAACGGATTTTTAACTAAACGCACCATACATTTCTGTTGAATCATTTTTAATATAAGTAAAAAAAGAAAAAAATTAACCCCTGCCGGGAAGGACAAGGGTTTCTCCTCTTACATAAGCAAGATATCTCTGTTGTAATTAGCACTAAGGAAGCAGTCTTCTAATGCCATCATTTTTAGAGTTTTCTTGGCTGGAAAACCCTCAAAAATAGCACCAATTGACAACACCTATACCGCCCTTATATAGTCAAGTTGAAGACTTTTAAACAAACCATTTTCTCGAATAATGCTACCTTGTATCGCTTTGAATGCTTGAATGTCTGTCTCTTCCTCTAACTCCTCATTTACGATGGAGGAAAGCTCTACCTCGATTAAAAAGCCAGTGATTATTAAGCTTTCATCTCGTTTTAGACTAAGCTTTTCAATTGCTCCATTGTCATATGTATAAATAACGGTAGTAACCAGTGACGGATGTGACGTCATTTCTCGCAGTACTTCTACACTCACAACCTCAGGCTCACTCCTGCTCTGAACAATGGTAAGGTCGTCCCCCCCGGCGTATAACCCTCCTTTTTTCATCTCTCTTCTAATTAGGTCTATAATGGGGAAAACTTCATTAACGTTTGTAAAGTTACGATTGAACATCATCAACACCTCAGCTTCTATTTCAGTATAAGAAAAAGCAAGGAACAGTTATCGTTTGATACGTAAACATTCCTTGCTTTTTTATTGAAATGTAGTAAGAAAGATACAAGGAACTAAAGTTGTGAGCTATGTAGGCTGTGGTAAAGAGTGCCAGGTAAGTTCCAAAAAGTTAACCATACCATTCTCATTGCCAACAAGCCTGTTTCCCTTAATCAGATAGTAGCCTGCTGTGTAGGTATTTTCGTCATAGACGTAACAACCGTCCAGCAATTCAATAAATGGATTGCCTTTGACTACTACGTTTTTTGTTCGAGCTTGGCGTTTCATATCAAAGAAAATCTTATTGGCAATCTCTTCCTTAAGCCCACGCATGGTAGCTCCATCCTTCTCCTCAATCCAAGGCATATGCATACTTGCTGTTCGAATACTTCCTTTCGTTGCCACCAATAAACCCTTATCAAAAAAATGCTCCACTATATCTGCTGAACCCGAAATCATCAAGTGATTCCGAATACGCGAATAATCCGTAGAGGAAGTCATTTCTAGTAAATTATTACTATCGACAAACTCCCATTTCGTTGAATCTATCATTTGCCATTGGGGAACATCGAGAAAGGAAAGACGTTTTACATGAAAGGTTCCATATCGATCACAGTAGGCTCTGTAGGGCATATCTTGAAGCAATGATTGAATGGCATCTGCCGCTCTGGTCCCTTCTTGGAAGGTGACAGACGCAACAAATGGATTTTGCCATCCCCCCACTGTTTTCACGCTTTCTTGAGTAACTGCCTCTAATTCATTTGTCTTCCTGTTAAATTTCATAAAGGTATTCTTTCCTTTATTGACATCAATGTAGACCGTATCCTCAATTTCATAATCGGGGTATTTCGTATCTTCATAATGAATACGCCAATTGCTTAATCCAGCTGTAACAGCGATATCTTCTACAATACTAGATTTTAACCATGCAAACGCTCCACCATCACCTGCATATGCTTCTTCTGGTGGATAGGACATCGGTTTATAGAATACAAATTCTTCTAAGACATCGTATCGATCAACACAATGAAAGGTGATGGTTTTAGCCTCGGCATCCTCTTCAATTTCGCCCTTAATCAGTCCTGTAAAAATGCGAACCACATCTTCCCCATAGCCAGCATAGATTCGGATAGGCGTCCCTTCACTAATAACATGGCGCATTTCTCCTTCCTCCCAATATGAATAGGGAGACGGAAGATTTTTATAGGTATCCGGAAAAATGGTATTTCGCTCAAATGTAGGAGAATATTGGCCTGTTGCGTTATTTAGCGTGATAGCAGCAGTCGTAGAGGAGGTATCAAGATGAGAGTTCACTTCCCATGACATGATATCATTATCTAATAGGAACGAATCCTCATATTGAAAACTCCCTACCTCATACCATTTTTCTTTATACGTATTCTCAATGTGGGTAGCAAACTGTTCGATAGCATAATTATTGAATGCATACTTCACATCTGTGAGATGAAGCGCTCCCTTTGTAACAGCAAACAAAATACGATTTGTCCCATATGGTACGGCTGTCCCACGTACTCCCGTATTTTCCCACTTTTCTTTATCATCAGGGAGTAGCTTCTTAACGTACACATCCATATCTGTTTCATTGTGACAAACGACAACATACTCCACAAAATCCTTTTTGTTGTCTATTTTATACGTTCCACCATTGGTGCCGATCCCTTCATCGGTAATCTCCATCTGATATACTTTTTTTCCATCGGAGATATATACCCTCCCTTGGGAATTTGTGTCAAGCTTGACCTTAAATTGCATAGTAAATGGGAAGCTTTTCACGCGTCCCACTCGCTCTAGACCTGCTTCCTTACCCTTGGTCGTGATGGTTTGATAATCACCATTATCTTTAACATCTGCTTGTTGATAGGTAAGCCAGTTCTTCGCGGAGCTCATCGTATCTTCGTAATCCCAAACCGTTTTCCTGTTAATAGATTCCACATCGAACTCACGTGCTTTTAAGAAAAGAATGCCGAAACGACCTGTAGAAGCTTTGGAAGGATTTGATAAAGAAAACTCGATTTTGTGTTTTCCTTTTGGAACAGGGATAGATGGTGGATATGCTATCCCATACTTGGCATTCACTCCCTTAATCGTAACTACTACGACTCCATCTACCTTGACCTGAACCACATCTTCTAATTCCATATTAGCCATGTACGCCCAGCCTAAACTACCAGCTTTAAACCAGTCATGCTCAAAGGAGAATTTTTTAACCTCTCCAGCTGCATTCGTTTTCTTAAATCCAAGGAGATGACAGGATTTATTGTGAGAATCGTAATCGATATACTGCTCAGCACCCACTACCTCTGTATATTTAGTGGGATCTAATGCCGTCTTTTTCACGGTAAAATCCTTATGATAAGAAATCTTTTCTGTTGTCCGATTAAATTGATAAGTGGAAATGGTATGATCAATCTGTCCATCTGAATTGTGTACCCTACCATCTCCCCAGCTCTTCACTCGAACCAGAACTTGTTTTCTTCCAAATGCCCTGCACTTTTGATCGTTCTCCATTAAAATATCAATCTTGTTACCCTTGATCGCTCCACCAATGTCATCTGCAAGGTATTCTCCCCAGCTAACACCATCGACAATAACTTCTACTTTACTCTTAAGAGGTATGATAGAGGGATCAACAGCGATGATTTTATCATTTTTCCAGACACTAACATCCGTTCCCCCTTTTGTAATACCTGTACACCCCGTACATTTTGCATGATACGCAGTCGCTTCCATCGAATACTCAACAGATGAGCCTCCTGATTGCAAGGAATTTTGTGTTGTTGAATGAATGCGTACTGGTGCCTGAATCACCTTTTCCCCTCGTAAGAATGGCTCTGGATTTAGATCTTGATCATTATGTCGTACCTCAAAGTGGAGATGTGAACCGTCACCTCCCCCTCCTTTAATCACGAGTCCCGAATTCCAGCCAATCCCAATTGGTTGACCTGCATGAACCGTTTCCCCTTTCGTAACTAACAAATGGTTCGGTTTCATATGAGCATAACGAGTAGACCAACCGTTTCCGTGATCAATGTACACAGCGGCACCGTAACCATTTAACCATCCTGCTTGAACGACACGACCTCCCCATACCGCATGTATATAGTCTCCTTTTTCACAGTCCAAATCGATCCCTTTATGCCTTTTTCGGGAACACCTTGGATCGGAGTCATGCCAATCTGTAATCAGCATCCCATTTATATGAGTATTGTCATTCTTTTTACCTTTCATCGTTCTGCTTGACAAAATTGGCATTGACATACTTGTATTAATCAGTTCGGTCGGGGCGTTAATTGGTGTACCATCTGTTTCGCTAGTCAATTGGGTAATCCCATCGATGGACAGCATATTTCCTACAACTGAATCATACACGTACTGTACGGCATCATATTTTTGCCGAAATCCAGGCACGTATGACATCTTATCTAGCTCTATAATTACACGTGGTTGTGTACCATACGCACTTACCCGTCTCATAATAGATTCCAGTATTCTGGAGGAAGGATAGTTCACATCACTTACAAAAGCCATTTTGTATCACCTACCTAAACCTTTCTATTGCCCATTCAATGAAACGATTGAGAAAAACGATTGCTTCAGCACGAGTTATACATTCTTCGGGTTCAAAACGTTCATCCTCATATAATGGAAATGCATAGCATCCGTCCAAAAATCTTTCCTCTAAAATATCAATCACATCCGTCTCGTACCACTTACCAGAAAAGGTATCCCGATCGGTGATGTAACGAGTTGGAGATGGATTAGGCTTGTACTCCTTATCTGTAAATCGATTGTAAAAGCTTCTTCTCATCCGTTGTAGAAAAACCATAAATTCAAATCTTCTCAATTGGACTTTTGGAAAAAACCGATCATTATAACGTACACAGCTTGACTCTACAATCACTGTGTCTGTTGTTGTTTTGAAATTCCCACCTACCTTGTAGTTATATGTCACTTTTGCTGGATAGCCATTATACATGTATGGTAGATAAACTCGTCCTGCATGTATAACAAATACATCCCGATGAAATCCAATCGCTTCTTTAATTTTCTGTTCTGGATTGTCGCTTGATTGAATATCTACTAGCTTGCGTTTTAGCTTCACACCTAGTACCGTACAAGCTTCCGGCTTTAAACGTAAGCTAAACGTGTATTGGGATTTGTTCATTACATCCGCAGATGGCATGTGAACATCATTCTCTCCGCAGGTGCTAAACGGAGTATTAACACAGCCTACCTGTTGATATCTCGGCTTGCCAAAAGCTATGCAGACAACCTCAATCCCCCCTGACATCGGATTGGACATCGTAATTTTTCCATTTTCCACCTTCTCTGGCTGTACCTCTACCCCATTTACAATCACAAAAATAGGGTTATCATCATGTACCTTATAATCAGGAACAAGAAATTCCTGTTGCCCATCCACGGTAACGAAGCGCTTGACCATGCGTTCATAGCCTTTTTCGAAAGCATCATAATACATCCCATCGATAAAGCTTTGTGTACCTTCACCGTCCAGATGAAGACGAGTAGCCTCCAATAAGTCTCGATAAAACCAATCTAGTGGATCAATATCAATCCAACGCCGCATCATTAATACCCCCTTAGAATCCGATCAATATGACGGTATGTCCTCATCAAAAAGGTGATTCCTTCTGCTCGTGTACATACTTTGTCAGGTCGGAAATAAGAAACCGCTTCATCATCATCTTCATAGTTAGCGATTAATCCTCTCTGTTGCATTTCGTCAACATATGTTTTTGCCCAATGCTTCTCCATATCAATAAATTGATTGATATATCGGTATTCGTGCTCTTGCTTACGGATAAGGGAAAGCCCAATTGTCACAATATACTTCGTTTCCATTTCAGCTGTGTTAATGTCTGGTTCCCCTGTAAGAATCCCGACATAAATCGCTCCTTTTTCATCATAGTAACGATGCTTAGCTCCACTAAACTGTAACCAGTCAGCAAATTCCTTTTTACTGTAAAACAATAAAGTAAGCGTCGTCGTATAATGAGAGGTTCCATGACTGATCAATCCAGCAGAAGACGACAGTGTCTGATTTACATGTGTTTTTAGACTAGGAGAAGGTGGTTTGTAATCATTGATAAGCTTTGCTTTTACCTCGGTAAAACGTATGCCATTATCATAAAAGAGACGCTTTTTATATATGTAATCCTCTGAATGAAAGCTGTTTTGTTGGGTCACGTTACTACCTCCTTGTTAGAGCTTTTAGACTTGGATTAGGGTTAGAATTCAGGAAAGTTTTACTCGTTCCATACGAAAAGAAATACCCTACCTCAATATAAGGTAGGGCGTCATTTTTCATAACGAAATATTACGAATAACTTGAACGATAAGCAGCAGTCCCCATCAGCATTTGATCTCGAATGCTACCTACTCGTCCAGAGAATAATCCACGGCCGATTCCATTACCAATCGCTGTTAATTGTGCCTCAGTAGTATTGTTGGATACATTAGGCAATGCGATATTTACCGTTACATCACCTGAACCAACTGTAAAGGACTGGTGCGTATTTCCTCGAGTCAAATATTCATAACGACTCATGGCTGTTACACCGTCTGGCAAATTAAAGGTGCCTACAGGCGATTTCACTTCATCCAGAATACCTAGCTGAGCCTGTAGTGATTGTTTCGTCAAATCCCGAATTTCTTGCATATACTTCTTTTGTTCTTCCGGATTCTTCTTTTCAGCCATATCCTTCTTGTATTGCCCAATTAGTTCATTTATGTCCTGAACTTCTTGTTTAGCAGAAGCAATCCGTAGTGCCCTCATTCCAGGGGAATCATCTGATGCACCTCCCCGTCTTAGCTTTTCAGCCAGATAAGTATTTTCACGATCTCCTGCTTTCTCTTCTAAATCAATACGCTCAATTCCAATTTTAGATAATGATAGATCCTTATAGCGAAGTTGTTCATTAGAAATACTATTTTGCAAGTCTCGCTTGGCAGAATCTATCTCTTTTATTTGATCACCCTTTGCTTCAATCGCATTAATTTCCGCTAGTCTCATTCGTAAATCGCTGATTTTTGAATTTGTAATTTTTTGTAATGCACTGATATAAGCTTTTGATTGTCTGTCCATATTGATACCGACCATCAATTCTTTTGCTTGTGCGACTTGCTCTGCCTGTTGTAAGCCTTTTTGTATGGAGGAAAACTTGCTTTGGAATTGTCTTTGTTGCTCGGTATGCTTGGCTTGATTTATCTGCTGTTGTCCATCTTCTTGTACACTTTTACGATCATCCACTCTTTGCTTGTACTTTTTTTCTTCATCCTTGTATTGTTCAGAATTTTTATCCTCAATGCTTTGCAAGGTCTTCTTGGATTCATCGATGTACTTATCCAAAATCTCCAGTTCCCGATTTAAAACCTCTTCTAATCTCTTGATCTGTTCATCTTTCATAGCAATGAAAGCTTGACTATCAGTAGCCAGACCGTCTAAGTCCGCCTGTAGGTTTTCTTTTTCATTCTTCTTCTGAACCTCCGCGAAGCCATCTTTTACCCTAGCCTTTGCTTCATCTACCGAAAAGTCAGATAAAAGACCTTTTTCATACTTCTCATCGTAGCTTTTCTTTGCCTCTTGTTCGAGCTTTGCTTTCTCATTATTTTCAAGCTTAGACCGATCATACTCTTTCTTATAGTGCTGTTTTTTCAATTCCTGTATTTCCTTTTTTCTGCCACTCTCTTCCGCCCAGGCGTTAACAGCTTCCTCTTCAGATATATTATTATCTCTTAGATAGTTGGCAAGTTCTTCATTATTTGTAAGCTTCGCTCCTTTCTTATTGTACATTTCACGAACCCCATTCATTATTTCTACGGCATTTCCTACTCCTAGGTGTGTATCCTCTCCACCAAAAAAGCGACTTACACCGTTCATAAAGCTACCATACATCAGATACAAAGTATTTCCTAAGCTAGGTAAACTAAAAATACCATGATCTCCTGCTAATCTTAACGAATTCGCCACCCCTACCAAGTCATCCTCTTGTTTTTCAGCACTCATCATTTTACGCTGATCTTCTGTAGTCGTAGCGTTTATGGCAATCGTCTGAGCAGCTTGTGCTAACGCCAGCACAGCTATTAGCTGACCACCCATCTTGAAAATATTACTAGTTAAACCACCAATAGCCCCACCTGCTCCTCTAGCTAAGTCCGATGTCTCACTCAGGAAATTTTTGAACTTGTCACCGATTTTATTACTACCAGCTTGCTCATTCATCCCACGCATCGCATGGGACAATTCCAAATAGGTAGCAGAAGAGTTGCGTGTTACTGTAGCACTTTGTCTTAATGAATTTTGATAACTATCCAAAGCTTGATTCAAACTCGTGATGCTACTAATCGCTGGAGAACCATTTCTTCGCAATTCCTGAAGGTGATTTTCAAAACCGCCGAATTCGGTTTGACTCATTGCACCCAAGCGTGTTGCAGCTTTCTTATACCCTGAATGCGAACCCATTTTCTGTACAAAAGTAGCGCGATCCGTTGTATTTGTTACCAAATTATTTAAAAACGGAGTATGAATGAGCTTATTAGAATCAGGATTCGTTCGTAAGCGATTGGCATAAATCTGATTTCTGTTAAATCTCTCCTGATAGGAAACCTTCCCTTTAGCTTTCCAGCTTTTTGATTCCTCCATCATGGTAAAGAAAGTAGGAAAATCATTTATCTTCTGCCCCGAATGGGCTACATACTTTTTAAAATGCTCATGCTGAGCTTTACTCATAGAGTTAAAGTCTTGTAGCTGTTTTAAAAAGGTTTCATTTCCTTGTAAGTCAGCAGCTTGTTGACGAAGCTTTCCGTTATTTCCTTTAAGACCATTTCCAATCAGATTGCTTACTGAAGGATCTGACTCCATTCCTTTAAAACGATTCACATAAGCAGTACGCTCTTTTTGCTTTTCCCAGTTCTCGGGAATTCCTGATTTTTGCCAGCCCCACTTGATTCCCTTCATTAGAGTGAGACCCAACAACGCGTTCGAAAGTACATCTACCAGGCTTGCGAAGAGATGGATATTTTTTGTTATCCCATCCGCCATATTCATGAGCATGTAGGATACTTTATTGATGGAAGGAGTTAGCTCATTGACCAGCGCATCCAAAGCTACTTCTAGACTTGAATTAACTCGATTCATATTGACGGAAGGATTTTGTAAGGACTGTTGAAGCATTTCCTGAAATTTAGCTTCATCAAAGCCTTCCATCTTACTGATAAACTCAGCATGTGTCTTAGTTAAAAGGGCTTCCTGACTACCGGCGCCTTTCCCACCTTCTTTGGTACCAAAAAAATCATCAATCAGCTTGTCTCGCTCTACATTATTATGCAAAGAGGAGAGCAATGTTGCAAAATCCTTATACATCGACTCTGCACTTCGATTTTTGGTTCCACCAGTTGCTGGATCAATCTCTTCTGTTCTAACACCTAACTCTTTCGCCTTGTCTCTTCCATTGTCGCTTTCAAAACGTTTTAGAATTTTGTCATAGGTTCCTAGACTTGTATTGTTTTGAATAGATGCAGCAGAGAGTCCTACAAGCATGTCTGCATCTGTTTTAGACCGAAAAGTATTTCCCGATTTATTGATCATCTGAAAGATTTGTTCACTATTTGCTTCACCGATTTGGGTTACGGCAGCGATGGAACGAACTATTTTTTCATCCATCTCTTGCATAGAAAGGCCTAGCCTGTCTTTGGTTTCAAGCAAACCGTTGGCGAGTCCTTTCATATCAGCAGAAGGGTCTATTGTCTTGATTTGCGCTACCTGCTGAACCAGCTTTTTAATTTCAGCTGGTGATTCAAGTGTTTTACCGCCGATGGAAGCTACTTCAAAAAGCTGCTTAAATGGAAGTCCATAAAAAGAGCTTTGCGCCCGAACAAATCCCTTTATATCTTCAATAGCAGCCGATAGCTTGCCCTGATCCACCTGACTCTGACCGTTACTGGTATTAACACGAAATTCATTATTTAAAGATAGACTTCGAGATAGCTTGATCTCTTCCTGTTTATTGTTGGTAAAATTATCAAAGGCCTGATATAGGAGCGAGGAAGGGTCTGTTGCTCCAATTACCGCTAGATTGTTACGAATAGAAGCAATAGCCGCATTTTGAGCATTGATAGCCGTCACCACACTAGTAGCAGAGGCCACCTCATCTGAAGCAGTAGAACCACCAGCTTTATCTGACGCTTGCGAACTTGCACCTGCTACACCGCTATCTGATGAACGTAACGTGCCTAAAGAAGACAGGAATGGTGGAACAGCACGATTAAGCTTCTGAAAACGTCCAGAGCTCTGTCCAAATTCCTGCAGTAATTGGTCCACCTGTAGATCAAATTGTTCGCGGATCTTTTGAATCAACCTTTTATTCAGTAGATTCATTTGGCCGATCAAATGCTTTTTTAGCTTAGGACTTGATTTAATATCTAAAGCTTCAATGCTCCCTATTAGCTCTTGCAATTCAAGCTGAATGCCTCGTTTTACTTTTCCTTGAACCTCATCAGAAACCCTTTGCATCTGGGATTGTAATTCTGGCATTCGCTGAGTGAGTGTTCCAGCCCTCTGTCCAATATCCTTGATTGTGGGCGTGGAATTATACTCTTGATTCATTTGTTGATACAGCTTTCTTCCGATGTCTCTATTTACTTCTCTGTGGAAGGAACGTATAGAATTATGTGCGGCACTGATCCGAGTGACCAAATTTCCAAAGCGTGAGTCAAGTCGCTCCAGCTCCTTACCGTATTGAATCGAGCTTTGGATGGAAGTGCGTAGCTCAGATGCAAAGGTTGCTCTCATTTCATTATTCATCATCTCACCTGCCTTATAAAATAAAACTCCTGCCCCTCCATTCAGGAGCAGAGCAGGAGTATGTATTAACCCAACACGTTGGCAAGCCATTCCATATCTGATTCATCTGCTACTTTATAGCCATCCATGTAAGTCCCATCTGGTCTAGTCTCGGTCTGTCCTTGTGATTGATCCTTTAAAGATGACCCTCCTCCAAATAGGCTTCCAAAGGACATGGTTGAAACCTTTACAGTGAATTCGATATGTTCATTGCATTGCTCTAAATAAAAACCCAACTGAGGCAATGTCAGCTGCCAAACCTGATATTTATCCAGATGACAATAATGGGCTAGTTTAAAGAAAATATCAGCCCAATTGATAGGAGCACGTGCTTGATACTCCTCATCCTCTTCCTCAGTGGTTACATTGACTTTTTTAAACCATTTAATCCAATCATCGCATCAATGATCTTCTTGGCAGTCTCTAAGTCCACATAATCAGCCAAGTACTCCGTATCCACATGCTTATAGTAGGGTGTAAACGCCATTAGGAGCACATTCAATAACTCCTCATAACGATCATCGTCTAGCTCTGACTCTGGAATTAAATTGGCAATAATAATCCCTGAGTCAATTGTATTTAATAATTTCATCAGTTTTCTGGCATCCCTAATACCTAAAGGAGGAATAGAGTACGTTTTGCCATCACGTAGCCGAACCTTTTCATCCTCTTCAAAAAACACCTTTTCGCGAATAGACGCCTCTTCCTGGCTCAATACCTTCGTTGGCGCTTCCTCCGTTGCTGAAATGGCTTGTTGCTTTTCGACCTGACTGGCATGCTCTTGTTGAATAGTCTGCTCTTGCTCAGAAGTTATTTCATTATTTTTTGGAATTGCAAAATTTCGATCACCCAAAACAGTGACACCCCCACTTGTGATTTCCCCCATTTGATGTAAGACATAGGTAAGCTAAATGGCGGGGGTAACCAGATAGCTTCCTATGTTATCATTCTAAGTACCTTCGAGAAAATCCGAACATCATTATGGAAAGAACCCCTCCTAGAGGGGTCCCATTCTAGCAAAGATTCTTGGAATTAGCACTCTGCGCTTCATATCGTTTGATCGTTCCAATTTTTCCGTCTGCACGTTCGGGATCAATCACAGTCAGCGTTACGCTATGAGTGGATGCTTGCTGACGTTGTGCATCCAATGTAAAGTTTGATTTCACACGGCACAGATACAATTCAGTTTGATAACCTTGAATAGAACCATCTTTTTGCTCAAATTGACCATCATGAATGACATGAACAGTAAGAGGCATATCCTTCGTAGTAATATCTAATACATCTACTACTTCGTTACGTTTGTAGTTCACATAAATATCTACATCTTTTAAAGATGAATGGAAAGATAACGTGCTTCCATTTACAGCGTACTGATCCTCTTTCGGTGAGGAGCTTGCCGTTTTCTTTAACAACTTGTTACCTTTCAACGTACGAACCGAAATTTGTGGATCTTTATGCAGGGCAGATCCAAAAACAAGATCCACTTCACATTTACCAGAAGTCTCTTTTACAGTATGCTTCTCTTCTAGCACCCATACAAAGCCATCCTCATCGTAGGTAACGCCACTCAATGCAACCGGATATACGATAGCGACCGTTTTACCTGCAAGTGACTCATCAAAGGTGATTGCTTTTCCTGAAAGTTTAACGCTGGATGTTACGTCTGCTCCGTTAATGGTGCCCTCATACGCTTTATGAGCTGGACTCGCTTCAGACGTTTCAGAAAGAGTTGCTTGATATGGTGAGGAAGAAGGTACCTGTACTTCCTCCGTTTGCATTTTATATGCGGCACCACTTACACCTTCACGTAATTTAGAACCAAGGGCTAATCGTACAAGATTCAAATCAAATTTTGCATCCTCGGCAGTAATGTCAATGGTCTTCTTCCGTAACAACGTATCCAAAGGAACGCTGGAATCTCCACCTTCAATATCCTGCATATCCAATTGAACATCGAGGCGCATATTGTTCAATGTACCAATCGTGATTAATTCATGACAATTCGGAATTTTAGCCATAAACTTCCCTGCACCTTTAATTAGCATTTTCTTGTTCTTTGTTGTACTCATGTATAAAATCCTCCTCTACTCTTCTCGATCAATGGTAAAAGTAATTTTGTAGTGTACACATGCGTGCAGATACTAAGCATTGAAATTACTTTTTCCATCATCATGTTTCATGGTTCGTATCACAATATAAGTAAACATGATCCAGCCTTTAACTAACGTGCGTATGGAAACATAGCTTTTTTTGGTTTATCATTCGTTTCTAAGTCTCCTAAGAGATAACTGGAAGTCTCGAAAGAACTGGTTAAAAATGAAGCCTTTCATAATAGTCCTCTAAAGAAACCCTCTATTCTTCATGCAAGGTCGACATCCCTCAATCACTGTTTTAGGAATAAACAACTGTTTAGTCCCTGCTTCATGTGGAAATACGAGATATCCCTGCGCGTTTATTACCTTTCCGGTTCTCTCTCCCAAACAATGTAAACAGGTTTGAGGATCACCATGTAACCCTTCTGCTATGTAGTTGTGTCTTGCCTTTTCCGTTACATAACGAAAGCCACATTGAATACATTTCTCCCATTGTTGCATTTATTATCCACCTTCTCCTACTCCACTCTTCACATTCATTTAATCTCTTTGTTCTGATTTTTGTTGATCATCTGCTTTCTCGCATTCTCTCTTGGCTATCTATCCTTATTTGTCTAATCATTATTCTTAAAAAAAATGAAAAAAGAACGCAACCTTTTGCAATGGTAGAACCACTACTATAAAGAATAAAAGGAAAGGCACGAGATTTTCGATATGACATGGCTATATGGCTAGCTCCAGTATGAGGGTGTGGAGTTCATCTTTGTTTTTTACAACTTTAGATATAGGAGGCTCATGTTCCACAAAGCTAACAAATTCTACGATGTACTCAGCTTCACTCCCATCATTGTGAATATCTATGATTGCAATACCTTTTTTGAATCGGAAAGCCAATCCCATGAAATCGGTATCTCGCCCGTAGGTGGAAGTAATCTGTTTAAACAGGCTGTCTAGCATCATATTCAT